TGACAAATCTTTACGAGCGGAATAATCGTATCGTTGATCATTCTTTGCATCCTTCAAAGGACGACGAGTGCGTTGACAAATCCAACGCATATCTTCCATGCAAGTAGAATCAGGATCAACAAACATTTCAAACGGATCAACACGCTCTAAGAATGGTCGGTCTTCTCTAATAACAGTTTCAGCCTCAACATCGTCTGCTGTTTTCTTTGGATCAGCCATCTCATCGGCTGTATCTTCAACATCATCAGCCTTTGATTCCTCAACGAAACGGTAACCAGTTTTCACCCAACCATGACCAAGAATCAAATAATCTTTTACAGCCCGTTGGAATTCTGCTTGACATTCGTAATGTTGCCACCAATAGTTAATAATTGATTCAGTAACAACAGCCTTATCGCCATCCTCGGGTTTGCGAGGATTAACATTAATTTTAGGGCGACCAATAGCAACAGACGGCGCAAGAGTGTTAATCGTGGAAAACGCAATGTTTACAAGAAGACGATCACCGACTGCTTGACCGCGATACTGACGACCACGGTAAAGATTGATCATTCGTTGCCAAAGTTGGTCATAGTTTTCACTTTGACGCCACTTTTTTGAATAGTCAACACGCTTCCTATAGTTAGAAAGTTTGTCTGCATTTGATTGACGAGCCATTAACAGTCCCACTTCTTTAGAGCCAATGATTTACGGGTAGGTTTGCCTTTTGAATCTTTCATCGGACCTGGCATACCTGACATTCTTGCGCAAAAAGATTTACGACGAGCCGCATCTTTGGGTGATTTCTTTGCCTGCTTTGCAGACACTGGTGGCTTGAGAGTCCCACCTGTTTCTGCTTTATAAGAAGCACGACCCTTAGCATTCAAACCGCCTTCAGGATTCTTTCCTTCTTTGCGAGTCCAAGCAGCGCTTTTGTATGCGCTCTCAACGGTCGGTTTCTTTTTTGCCATTACTTCTTTTTCTTCTTTGCAACTTTCATATTGTCAATCAGGTTTGGGTATGGGCGACCAGCGGCTTCCGCTGATGCTTTAGCCTTTGCTTTTTGAGCAGGAGTTAATGGAGTTGATTTCTTTTTAGGATTTTTTGTATCCCAAACAGGTTTCGTTGTTGATTTCATAGTTCCGTACTTTGGGTTCGCTTTCATTATTTATTTGACCTTGCCAATGATGCGGTAACAACTGCATCTCCGCTTGTGTATGCACTCATTCTTGCCCTGAAATTTGGCAACCCTTGAATGTTCAAACTAAACACACCAACAGTTGTAGTCGTTGTAACAAGAGTTGTTGCGGTGGTTTGTGCAGAGGCTTTCATTGCAATGGCAACATAGTTTGTGCCATCTACTGAGGCTTCAAATGTGATTGTGCCAGTGAATGTGCCAGTTACTTGAAGAACAACAGTGTCTGCGGTTAGCGCAGTCAGTGTCAATGCCGCTTCTGCGACGCCAAGTGTTTTGGATTCTACTGATGGGACTAATGACATGGTTATTTCTTCTTTCCTTTAAATGATTGTTTGGACACTTAATTACATCTTCTTGTCTGTACGGGTTTTATATTTTGATGGTTTGCCAGACTTTGGCGGAAGCATTCCCTTATCTTTTGGTTTGCCCTTGCTTGGTGTCTTAGGCAGTTTTAACATACCCGGATCTGAATCTTCTAAACTTGGCTTTTTTGCGCCAACAGCCTTTTTATATGCCTTAGCCATAGGAGACTGAGTTACTGCAACAACAATTCCGAATTTAGGCTTCTTCATTGTTCCAACTCCCTTTGTGCTTTTACCGACATAGTTGAGTTATTTACAGACTTTTTCTTTCTCTTACCGTAAGTCGCACGAGCCTGTGCTCTAGCGGCTTTTTCTTCAGCGGATCGTGGTTGACCCTTTTTAGCGACCTTGATACCACGCTTTGCAAGTCGTTGGTTAACGAACTCTTGGCGTGCTTTTTCCGCTTCAGGGTTCTTTAATGCTTTGTACGGTTTAACAGCAGGTTTCGTTGATGTGGTAGCAGTAACAGAAGCCTTTGTTGGTTGTGACTGTTGCTTGATAATTGCAGATGGTTTGTTTCCAACAATTTGAGCAGTCTTGTATGCGTCAGCCATTGCTTGGTCTCTGTTTGGCTTAGGAGGCGTTACTGCTGGTTTATTGAAACCTTCTGGTTTACCAACAGCAGGTATCCCGCCTTTTGTAAAAAACCCCACAATGTTTTTTCCAACATTGGCAAGCGCCGCACGATTAGCCGCAGCAGAACCTTTTGGAGGTTTTGTTGATTTAGTAGCGCTCTTATATGAATCAGCCATTGAAGGTTTTTGACCCGGTGGATACTTTTTAGATGCCATTATTTTTTGTCCTTGCTCTTAGGTTTTGGTTTTGGTTTTGTTTTTGGCTTACCGTATTTCTCTACTAATGCTTTGTCTTTCTTCGCTTGCTTAGTAGCAGGAACCTCTATTTTTTTGCCTTTTTTCATTGGGGGCAAAGTAATTTTGGGATACTTTTTGATTTTCATTTTGTCTCCAAATGCCAAGTAATATGTCCGTCTAGTTTTGTATCAACTTTGTCAACCTTTGCTGACACCTCATGAAGAAGAGTTCTTGCCTCAGCATGCTGTTCAGTATTTTCTTTACGCAACGATTGAACCACAATCACTAAAGGTCCGCCAATGAAAGCCACAGCAATAGGGACAAGCCAATCCATTAGATGAGTTCCCGCCGACTTGGAACCTTCTCAATGAGCCCTGCTTTGAACTTTGGTGAATCTTCCATTATCCGTTGTTGCTCTCTTTCGGTAGGACCATGGAAGTTTTCTTTGCCGTAAGTGAAGCCCAATCGGACAGATTTGACATGACATTTGAAGCAATACCCTCTTTTGATGTCATTATCTGCCTCAATCGGTTTTGAACAAGAAGAACAATACATAAATCCCCTATAAGTAAGCCGAAATCATTACATATCCTAGTACGACGAGAACTCCCCAATGAAGTACCTTTCTCGTTCAGTTTTAGGTTTTCTAAGTTTGGACGCAAAATAGTTGATCGTCCCAAACGGGGCATCAGTTTTCGGGCGGTATTCAGGAAGCCACACATACTTCAGCATCTGATTAGCGATAGCCAAACTCATCACCCTGTCATCGTGGGGTGAACCATGGGTAGAGCCATTGTCGTCACGGACAAAGGTTTTCAGTTCCGCTACCGTGAATTCGCACAACACTTTCAATACCCCGTCACGAAGGTTGGCGCTAAGTTCGTCAATAGCCAACGGTTTAGTCAAAGTGGTTGTTCTCCAACCAAGTTGCTCAGTTTGTTCAGGGTGGCGTTGATTTAGTCGTCGTTGGCGGTAAAGGTTGACATAACCTGCCTTGTTTAAAGCGGTCAAAGTGGTTAAACCGTGGTTGTTTGATTCAACGCCAATAACTGCTTCGTTATAGAAATATCCCAAGGCGTAAAGGATTTCTTCACCAAATTTGTCGGGATCAACATGTCCGTGCCAGTGGGCGACAACTAACCCTGTTTTAGCCTCAATGACATGGGCTGTGGAATAGTCACCACGAGCAAGTCCTTCAGCGACATCCGCCCCTATCGCGTAGGTCGTTCCAAACATGGGCAACTGCCATATAGATAGCGGACCGCCCGTTGATTCAAATATGAACGCATTTTTTGAGTCAGACAATTTTTTGTTAAACCCTTGTTTGGGTTTTTCACAAACAATGTTATGTAATACATCAATATCAAATACAGGTCTACCTGAACGGATAAAGGCTTCCTCAGGGTTAGATGGGTACTCTTGGTGTAACTGCCAAGGTGGTAGTTCTAACGACTGTGCGTCATACCAAGATTGGTCACGGTCTCCGTTTGCTGACCATGGGAAAAAGATGCCATGGAAACGATTTGTTCCGTTTTGCGATCCTTGCCACAAAGTGTAAAAGATGTTTCCTTCACCTTTGGCTGTGGACAAACAGATAACACGACCACCGACATCGGCAATAGGTTCAATTGACGCCCATGCTTCTTCAGGGTTCGGAAGGAACGCCATTTCGTCAATGATGGCTAGATATACGGATTCACCACGGGCAGGTTCGTTTGCTGATGGCATTGATTCAATAACTGAGTCGTTGCTGAAAACCATTTTGAGCACATTGTTTTGCATCAGTTCAGGTCCTGCTAGTTGCAACCATCGTGGCATGAACTTGTAAATATATTTTGCTTTAGATAACAGTTTTGTGGCTTCTCGTTCTGTTTTAGACAACATGACGATGAAACGATCAGACCAAAAGAACGCCAACCACAATGCGAAAGCGGCTGCGAGTGTTGAGAAACCGATCTGTCGGGCTTTTAGAACAATGGTGTTTCTGTTCCCCAACCATGCTCGTACTGTGGCTATCTGTGCGGGGCGTAGTTCAAACTGTATGCGCCCTTTGCTTGGGTGTTTGATGTACGCAAAGTTTTTGCAGAAGAATTCAAAGGCTTCTACAAGTTGTTCTACATCAGCGTTTTCAGGTCCGCGACATTTCCTGTAGTTGTATTCGTTGAGAAGATCGTTGAGTTCCATTTAGATGTTCCTCCAAAATTCTAGATTGGAGTAGCGGGCGATTGTTTCAGGTAGGAAAATGTCTTTAGGGTCACGGGATTGTTTTTCTAAAGATGGTCGGATTGTGTGCAGGTGTTTGATACCTGTCAAACTGTTTTCTTTAATTCCCTCTATATTACTGATGTTGTCATATGTGTGCGTGAAACTGTCTATTTCTAA